TTTTAAAGTCACTATTAGACATTTTAGATGTTGTTCTATGTTTAACACCTTGCCATATTATTTTATCTTCTACCATTTTAAAACATTGTTAATTGTTGTTGATGTTGTTTAAGTCTTTTCATTGCTGCATTATAATATTCAGTATCTAACTCACAAGCAGTTAAATCATATCCTAAATTATGACAAGCAATAGCGATACTTCCACTACCTAAATGTGTATCCAGTATCTTATTCCCTTCTTTAGCGTAGTTCATTAAAAGCCATTCGTATAGTTTAATAGGTTTTTCTGTTGGATGTATTCTTGGTGTTCCATTGTTCGCATTAGCACCAACCCAACTAACCTTGTAAGCTCTTAGCGCTCTATTAAATGATGTGTATGCTAACTCACCATCACTAAAATCATTTGCTCCTGTGCCTTTATCCCAAAATACCCAACCCATACTTGGGGGTAAAAATGTAGTCATATAATTAGCACCCCAAACTATTTGATTTTTACTAACTCGTTTTAACTCTGCAAAATAATCAGCATCGGGAATGTTGCTATCCCAATCAGTTGTACCTCTATTTATTTTCTTTTTACCGTTTCCAAGTGTCATTTTTGTAACATCTATCCCATAAGGAGGGTCAACAATAGCTAAGTCAAAGTAGTTATCCTCATACCTTGACATTAGTTCCATATTATCTTCATTTGTTATTACCATAATTCTATTTCGTTTAATTGTTCTTGTCTTTTATTACATCCACAATCTTCTCCCCATATCTTTTTAACTAACCATTTAATACCTGTGTAGTATGTTATGCGTTCTATTAAGTCCCCTAATCTCATAATATTTTTTCTTTTAATTTTTTTTTAACCCCTCTATAAGTATTGTATAAGCTGTGGTAATTAATGTTAGTCTTTTCACTTAACTCTCTTATTGAGTATTTATCCATAATTAAATTATAAACTTTTTTGTCGTACCAATGAAATTCTTCTAATGCATCTTCAACTTCTTTATGAACACTTTCAAAATCTATATATTCAGGTTGTTTTATTTCAACTATTAAATCTAAAGGTACATTATTATATTTCTTTTGCTTATTCTTTAACTGCAAAAAACTTGTTCTTAAAGTCATATAAATATAATAGTAATTTACTTCATTTCCATAAGCAATGTCTAAACCATTATTAAGCATCTTACCAATAATAGCATACATATCTCCAACAATATCTTCTGCTTCTTCTTTAGTACAACCCATTTTAAGTGTTGTATTCAACCATTTCTTATGGTCTTTAAATATCTTTTCTAACATTAATTAGTTTAATTAAACTTATATAGCAATATAATAAAAATAAAGTGCTAACAAGAATTAACTTATTAACACTTTTTGATATTTAAAAAAAGAATATTATCGATACTTAAAATATCTTTCTAACTCGAAAAATGATGGATGTTTTTTTATTTTACCAAACTTTGATTCTCCCCAAGCAGCATTTACTAAATTTCCTTTCGCTTCTATTTTTAAGCCATATTTATATATAAGTTTTCTTTCTAAAGCTAATGCTTCTTTTTTTGTTAAATATCCTTTAATTATTTGAACATCAGGTTTTCCGTGTTTTTTAACGTATCTTTTCCACATAGTACTTCTCCCAATCATATCATAAGGTCTCTTAATAGAACCCATACCTACATAAAATATTTGACCATCTTTTTTACGTTTATGAATATAAACAACTTTATTTCTTTTATCCATATAAAATATAACTTATATTTAAGTAAAATTACTTGCAATCAAGATTGCTACAATTTCCGTAAACTACAATTGTATAATAATCCTACAACGACTTTTTTATAGTTTTAATTAATTATCTTTAATAAAATTTAAAAATTAAACACATTTGTATTTTTTTGTTTAAAATTAAACAATTTAATATTTAAAACGTATCTTCTAATGGATTATAACCTTCAATAATCTCGCATCTGTCTTTACTTTTCCATTCCCAAGACTTTACTCTTAAATTAACTAATTCATATATCTCTTTTCTTTTATCAAGCTTAATACTATCTATAAGCAAGTCTAAAGCATCTTTATTCTTTTTTAATGTAACTTGTTTACTTTTATTTTTAATTGCATCTAGTGACTTCATTTTAGCTTTCTCTAAAGCAATTCTCTTTTTTATCTTGTCATTAAAGTACACATCATAAACATCCCTAAACGTATCATTTATGTTATAATACATATCTATTTTTTTTAGTGCAATAAATATAGAACTTCTGTTTTTAGATACTCCGTGTTCTTTGTACCAATCTTCTATGTTTTGGTCAACCATTCTATTATAGTTGATTAATACTTTATAGAATAAAGTTCTTAAAAATACTTGTTCTGCTTTTCTTGTTTTTGAGAATACATCTATACCTGTTTTCTCCATAAACTCCTTTGCTAACTCGTCTGCTCTTTCTTTGTTATATTTCATAATTATTCTTCTTTTGCTCCGTTTTTAATTAATACCTCATCAGAAACTTTTGTTATAGCTTCTTTGTCAAGTGAATAAGCAATTGCAATTTCTTGCATCTTACTAAAGTCATTAAATCTAAACATCTTTAATAAAAAGCTAAGAAACTCTAAATTGTTTGCTACCAATTTATCTCCCAAGTCATTCTCATCTACCTTTTCAATCTCTGAAAAATATGTTTGCTCTAATAATAATAAGTCATCAATAGTTCTTTTTACGTTTTTTCTTACTCTTTGTCTAAATAAACCAGATTGCATTGCTTCCTCTAAAAAGTGTAAGTTAATAAAAGAAGTTAGTATTGCCCCAGTTATTTGCTCTAATTGTTTTTCATTATAATTTCTCATTGTTTTTTATTTTAATTCTGCTTTTGCTATTTGTAATTCTATTTCGTTTTCTAATTGTTCTATCTTTGATTTTAAATACACATCATCAGGGTATAATAAATCAAAAATCTGTTTAAATTGTTCTAGCGCTTCCATTACTCTATCTCTATTTTACCATTTAAATAATGCTTACATACAACCCCAGTATTTAGTTTAATAACTTTAACAGGAGTTAAGTTTTTTTTCTGTTTAAATTCTTTAAAAAATCTTCTAATTGTTTCCATATTAAAATAAGTGGTTATAAACACACTCTTGAACAAAGTCAAGGTGTACATCGTTAATATAATCAATTTCTTCGTCTGTCATTTCTCTGCCATCATATTCCGCTGATGTAATAAAAGCATCTACGAAGTCAGGATAATCGCCAAAGTCAATACCATCAACCTCAACGTTTGCTACTTTTGTAAAATCTATTTGCATAATATTTGTTTTTAAATTCTTTGTAAAACTACAAAATATTTTAGATACAAAAAAACTTCTTAACAAATTTTAACATATTTAACAAAAAAAAGAGGCAAACTAATGTTTAACCTCTTCAATTTCTCTTTTCTGTTTAGCTTCTTCGTATTCAATTTCCCTTTGAAGATAATCCATTGCTTTTCGCAGTTCTCTTAAATTATCATCTTTCTTGCCAAGTCTGGCGCAGTACTTTACAACGTTGCCAATATTAAAGTTTAGTTCGTAATCTTTAATAAAGTCGATAACATCGTATCCTTTCCCGTTCTCGTAATGTAATTGAGTGCTTCTCATAATTCTTTTGATTTAAAGTATGCTATAATAAATAGCGAAATTAATGTTATTAATATTGTTTTCATAATTCTCTTAAGTATTCTCTAATTCTTGATTCACTTAAATTAAGAATGTAAGCTATATCTTTAACAGATGCATTATACTTTAATCTTAATAAGTTAGCTTTGTTCGCTTTCTCCTGTGTTTCTGCGTTTACAATACTTGTGTATTCTCTTGTTGCAGAGTTCCAATTTGTTCCTTTCATTTTATTTGTTATTACAATCCTTTTATACTTAAATATTCTTTAAAAGATGTTGAAACATTATCTTTATTAAATTGCATTGTTGGATTTTCCTTGTCAAACCATAATGTAAAATCTACCAATAAATCAAGTATTTGAGAATATCCTAAATATTCATACTTCTTGCTTATTATTGTTTCCATAATAGGAACAATAGAACCTCCGTTTAATTTTCTGTTGCATTTACTTTTAGTTAAATTTTGTATTTCTTCTCTATAAATATAACGCTCATCTAAATATCTAAATAACCCCTTTACTCTTTCGTAGTTTTTAGGTAGCTCTGATTTTCCATTTTTAACACTTCCAACTGAGCCTAAAAATATTTTTATTAAAGCTGGTACTGTAAATAGTTTATTAAACTTTACTGTTTCCATTGCCTCTCTCTCTGAATGTGGATTATTAAGTATTTCAATTAGAAAGGTTTTATATACGTTAGAGTCAGAAAAACTAGACCTAGAAACAATATAGTCTAGAGTTGTTATTGAACGTCCTCTCGTGTTAAATTCTACAAACAATTTAAAAGCATCTGCTGGAGATTCTACTTTATTTACTCTTATCCAAGCATTTGTATAGTTAGCTATATTCATAGCGTCCCTTAAATGATTTCCGTCTGCAATCATTCTTCTTCCGTCTTTTAATTCACAAACCAATATCTCTCTTTGCTGTCCCATAATAGCTAAAGATTCAACTAAAGATTCTACATTTTTTTTGTTTTTCCATCTCTGAAACTTTGGTACTAAATAAGTGTTTAATTCTTTTAAACTTACTTTTTTTACCTCTGAACTTGTTACTAAATTTCTCATTTTATTTGTTTTTTATTATTATATTGTCATTATTGACACTACAAATATATGTTGTTTATTTAAATTAATATGTTAAAGAAATCATAATTTTATGTTAAAATTTATTTTAATCGTTGTTGTAATGCTTTAAATATGGTTTTTCTTTATGTCTACATTTTTTAATCCAACTTTTATCTAAAAACTTAATGTATCTAAATTGTCTTAAATCGTGTTTTATAGCTTTTTCTTTATTAGTTTGTAAATATTTACATCCTCCTACATTGTTTTTATATCTTTTGCTTTTTTTAGAAACTGTCATACTTGTATTGTGATACATTGTATCTTCAAGTTCCCAAAAGCTACTTGTATGTTCTCCGTAAAACCTAAAAGAACAAGCCTGATAAACAATACCTAAACCACCACAACGTTCATCAGCAAAACTTTGTATCCATTTAATTGTTTTATATTTACCTTTAATGTATTTTATACTATAAGATATAGCTTTGCTTTCACTATTGCGTTTCGCTTTGTCATCTAACCACATTCGGTTGAGTTCTAAATATTGTTTCATATCAGTACCTTCTACAACACTATCACAACTCGCAGGATTCATAGCATAACCATATTGTAAAACACCTAAAAACTCTCCATCTATAAAAACACCTAAATTAATGTAAGTTCCATTATAAACTTTTTTGCTATAATGATTCTTAATAATAGTTTTATTTGCTAAATCTCTTTCTATTTCTTTAACATAAAAATCATCAGTACCATAACCTATTATGTCTTTATGTCCAAACATTGGTATTTGGTCGCTGTAAATATAACCCTTCATTTTAGTTATATATTAAAGTTGTTGTTAACCTAAACATTCCAAAATATAGTTCAATATCTTTTTCAATGACATCTTCTTCTATAAATTCTTCTTGTTTTATTCCTACTAAAATACCTTTTACTAAAGATATTTTTATTTCAAATCTTACTAATTCCATTTAATTATTTTAAAACATTGTTAATTGTTGTTGATGTTGTTTAAGTCTTTTCATAGCTGCATCGTAATAATCTTTATCTAATTCACAAGCTACCAAATCAAATTTTAAGTTATGACAAGCTATTGCTATTGAGCCGCTTCCTAAATGTGTGTCTAATATTTTATCTCCTTCTTTTGCATAGTTCATTAAAATCCACTCGTATAGTTTGACAGGTTTTTGTGTTGGGTGTATTCTTTTATCTGTTTGTTGTCCTCTATGATATCTAAAAAACCTCACAGCAGTATCAAAAGAAGTCCAAGCCATTTCGCCATCTGCAAAAGAAAAACCATCGTTTTTTTTATCCCAAATCAACCAACATTTGCTATCAAATGGTATTTTAGATATAAAATGATTTGCACCCCAAATTATTTGGTTTTTACTTACTCTAAAAAGTTCTTTAAAATATTCTAAACTTGGTGATGAATTATCCCATTCTTTAATTTCGTGCTTACTTCCTGACCAATTATTTTTACCATCCATACCAATTCCATAAGGTGGGTCTACTATTGCCAAGTCAAAGTGATTATCTTCATACCTTGCCATTAACTCCATATTATCTTCGTTTGTTATTTGTATCATTTTAATTATTTTTATCGTGTTCGTAAATCTTTGTGTATAAATCCCAAATAGCTTGGAATGATTCTTCTCTGTTAAACTCTTTACCATTCATATAGAATTTTCCTTTATGACCTAATTGATACCAAACTTTAAAACCATTATTACTAACAACAGGGTAAATTATAAAACCTTTCTTAAAACAGTATCTCTGTGCGTCATAATTAATATTCTTTATTACTATCTTCTTCTTTATTTTTGGCATTTAATTCTTCATATAAATCAATTATTTCTAATGCTTTCTCAACCCCTTTAGATTCACAAAACCTTCTCTTCTCAAATAAGAATAACCAGTATTCTATAATGTCAGCCTTGTCTTTACTTACAAAATAACTATCAATGCAACTTCTGTAAGCAATGTTTTGTTTTTGTTTACAATATTCCTCTATGTACATAATCGTCAATATTTGGTGTGTTTAAATAATCTTGGTAATTCTGCGTAGCAATATCTAACTTTCTTTTTCCGCTTTCTATAAACCTTTCTGAACATTTATAAATACCAACGTCTAAAGTGTTTTTATCTACAACAATGAACTCAAATTCAAATGCATTAAACAACTCTAAATATAATGCCGCTTGTAAGTCATAAGAAAAGAAATTAGCAGAACGTTCAAAGCCTTTTAAGTCTGCAGTAGTTTTTAAATCCATTACAATACCTCCTTTAAATATATCTGCCTTACCTCTAAATGGTAAGCCGTTATAATATCCAATTTCAGGTATTTCGTATTCAGCACCATCTAACATAGCTTTAATATCTGATTGATTTCTTACTCTCTCTGAAATCTTTTTTGCTTTGTAGTATTCTGAATTTGTATATACGTTGTGTGTACCAACCTCTTCTACTGCTAACTTATATGCTTTAGATGCTTTAGTACCATCTGTAAAAGTTAAATACTCTACTTTGTGAGGCTCTAAAACCATTAGGTGTATTAGTTGCCCATCTCTTAACGCTTGTACATTCTGATGCTTCTCTGTAAGTGATTTGTGATATGCATAAGGACTATCTAATAACTTCTTGCAAGAAGATGAAGATAATGCGTGTTGTCCTAAATAACCATAGTAAAACTCATCGTTATCCATTTTAGATAACAACTCTTTTTTTGTAAATTCTTCTCCGTTTAATAATTTAATTTTTTCCATTTGTTTTTTATTTTAATTTAACCGCTTCCTCTATTCTTAATTCTGT